AAAAACGTTTATTTTTTGAAAAACATAATAAAAATAAGGGTTATTGTCAAAATTTCGTAAATTCGTTTGTATTTATCGTTACAAATACAACTTATGATAATAGTAGAGGTAAATAAAAAAAATATAGAGGCCGCTCTGAAAACTTATAAATATAAAGTTTATAAGACCCAAGTTCACAAAAAACTGTGGGAAAATAAAGAATATATTAAAGATTCAGTGAAAAACAGAGAAAAGATGAATAAGGCCATCTATGTAAACGACAAGTTTAAGAAAGATTAAACTATCTTTGATTTCAACTGATCCAATTTATCTTCTTCTATAGTATTTTTCTCAAATACAGAAACAATTTCAGATTTAGTTTCCTCAATTAAGTTTGTCAAATCACCTTCAGTTAATTCCTTCATTTCTTTGAGTAATGAAAGTTCTTCCTCTGAAAGACTTTCTAAGATTGGTTTGATTTTGGAATTTGCAATATCCACTTGCATAGATAAAGGAAGATAAATGGTTTCGTTTACCTCATCTTTTTTTTGAAGATTTTCCAACAAAGAAAGTTTTGTCTGAACCTTTTTTTCTATGTTTGTTGAAAAGATCAAATTATCAATAGATTCGTAGTTATTGAATCCCTCAGACAAATACTTTTGAATATCTTTTCTTTTATATAATTCTTTTAATCTATCAATAGATTCATTAAGGAACATTTCACTGAATTCCTTGTCATATCCTTTTTTGAATGACAATTCATAATAGATATTTGTCGCCTCTTTCAAGTTCTTATTTTTTAAGACGTGATTCTTAAATTTGGTAAATGAACTTTTGAAGGTTCCTTTTTTATAACCTTCCACCAATTCATTTTCGAGTTGGGTGATATAACTTCCTAATGTTTTCATACTAAATAAATATTATGATTTTAGTAACTCGTTCAATTTTTGATCAATCTCCTCTAAAGATTTTTTAGCTTTGTTAATGTTTAGTTCAACAACACCGTTTAACATACTATCTTCAAGGATTAAATTCTCATCTCTTTCCTTGGATTCGGGAGTTACTTCTGCGGTGGGAGTTTCTGTTTCAGCACCACCTGTTTCAGCACCACCTGTTTCAGATGCGGGTTCGGGTGTTGTGGTTCCGCCACCTAAATCACCAAAACCACTTAAATCAGGACTTGTTGTTTCTCCACCACCGGGTGTTGTTGCCTCACCAGCACCCGCTTCACCTTCCTCCTTTGGTTTTCCATTACCGTATAACTTGTCAATATTGTCAAATATACCTGTTTTAGTAATTACATTCGGAGTTTCCTCAAGTTCCTTAGCTACAGCTTTTTCAATTCTTTGTTGTTGAATATCCAACTTAATTTCTTCATCACTGAATCCAAGAATGTGTTTCTTAGCCCAAGAAGCAGATACCGCTTGAATACCATTTCCAGGATCAGTAACCGCGTCTCTGTAAAGTGCAATTTTAGATTGAAGTTGTTCAATCTTCAACATATCCTGTTGTGTTGATGGGTTTGTTAGACCCAAAGTGAAGTTATTAAGTTCGTCCTCAAATCCCAAGATATATAGATGAATAATCGCGATTTTATTCAATTCTTGAATCATCGCTTGTTGAATTCTATTAATGGTTCTTGAGAATCTAATATCCAAAAGAGAAAGATTCTTACCATCACCAACCACTTCTTCAAAACCAAGGAATGCTTTTGGTATTCTCAAAGCAGTTAACAATTTCTTTTGAATATATTCAATATCCGCAATTTCACTCAGATTTTGAGCACCCGGTAAAGTATCAATTGGATTTGGTGCGTTTGGATCACGAACAGGAATAAAATAATCTTGGTCTACAGCCATCTGATTATATCTCATATCAACATTACCATTCTTGGGATCCACAATTTGGTCTCTCTTGAATTTGTTGGCGACTCTCTGTACATACGCTTCCACATCTTTGTCATCCATATTTCCAACAAAAACTTTAAAAACCCTTCTTTCAGGTGCTCTTGATGTTCTATAGATCAACATCGCATCTTCAGACAAAAGAAGTTGTTTCCAAACCCTTCTTGCTTTTTCTAACATAGAAGTTCCATAAGGTAATTTTGAGTCGTCACCCAAAAGTCTAAAGTGAGCAACCTCCCACGTATTGAATTCTATATTTTTATTTTTCCATGTGAAAGTCAAGTGAGTGTTTTCAACACCGGTATTCATTGCAACGGTATTAACAACCATACCCCTCTCAAATCTTTCGATTTCAATATTTGGTAGTTGTTGTGCTCCGACAACACCTTGTTCAGGATCAATCTTTAAGTAGAGAAAATTATCACCATACTTACAAGTGTTTCTTGTCCACATAGGTAAGTTGGTGTTGATGTCCAACTTGTTATTGAACAAGTCGGCCAAAATACTTTTGATTCTATTAGATTCTGAATATATTTGAAGAATAAATCCATTTTCGTTCGGAGTGGTTGATTCCTCGGCATAAATGTCCAACGCTGCGGATATTTCGGGTGTAAACTCCATAGATTCATAGTCATAATATGAAGCCAACCTTGTTGGTTCATAATATACGGCTTGTGTGTAAAGATTGTTTTCAACCTTTGACCATTGGTTTGCCAAATACAAACTCTGTTGAGCTTGAAGTTTTTCCTTCTCGTATTCCCCTTTGGATTTGGTTCTTAAAATTTCTTTTTTATCAAACCTATATTGAGGAACTTGTTGATCCAATGTGGAATCTGGTCCAAAGACCCTTGAAAGTCGTTGCCAAATTGTATATTGTTGATTAGTTTGTGCCATAGTAATTAAAATAGTAGTTTTTTCAATAAATACAATATTATTATCTTCTCATTCCTCCGAAGAGCCATAAATATTTCTCTACGTCTTTCTGATTGTAACTTCGATTGGAATCGTTATTTGTTTGACCATAATACGATGGAACACTCGGATTCATAAAGTCAGTTTTATATTTTACACTTTCATTTACCGTCCAAGAATCAATCATTGCTTTTGCTTGTTCGGTAACCTTTGTGAGTTTGGAAAAACTACTTTCACCAACATATAAAGCCATAGCAACAGACATAATCAAGTCGTCATGTTGTCCTTTGATATGGTCGGGTCTTCCGTTTATGTAAACAAACGTCAGTAATTCATTATATAATCTTGATGATCTTATCTTAAACCCGTGTCTAATATATTCTTCAAAAGTTGCAATAATCTGAACCCTTTTGTTGTTAAAATTAATTCCCGGTATTTTCTCTTGTGCTTTTGGATCATATTTCCATATATCAGTTGATACTTGACCATCAATATAAAGGTTTTTATACCCCAACTCTTGCATCTTCCTTGCAGTTGATACACCCATACCACCCGTAATGTCAATAACCACAAATGCGTTGTATCTTTGTGCCCATTTTAAGGCAATTTCAGCGGCAATATCAGGTGGAACTTTGTCCAAAAATTCAACAACCTGTTCTCTTGTATCAAAATCAACTATATTAAAGGTTGTAAAGTCCTCTGAATCACCTCTTGACACATCCACACCCATAATATATTTGTGATCCAATATTGGATCCTCCCAAACCCATAACGCCCCTCCCATCATCTTGTCTTTGGGTTCTTTAATATCATTTTTCTTGATTTTTTCCATAGTTCCAGAGTCAATGACATTGTCACCCGAACCAAGAAAGTTACACTCCAATTCTTGAGACACCTTTCTTCTATCGTATTTCAACTTCTTAACCATAGTTTCAAACCAAGAAGAACAAGGTTTATAACCTTCATTGATTTTTTGAATAACAAATTCAAGATCCAAATCCCAACCCGCACCATCCAACCTAATTACGTGTTCCTCTTCAGAATATTCTTCTTTATTTAACAAATAATGAACTATATCTTTGGTTTTTACTAAATAAAGGTCTTTGGTATATCTTGGATCTCTATACCAATACATTTCAGATATTTTGAAATCATTCATACCCCGTAAAGCTTGATCGTAAATTGAATAATAAATTTGATCAAATCCGTTGGGGGTTGAAATAACTATAACTTTACCACCCGTTGAGAGTGAGGCCATACAAGCCGCCCAGAAATCATCATCAGCTTCAATATATGCCGCCTCGTCGAATACAAGAATAGTTGGGGTATAACCTCTCAATGCGTCTTTTGATGTTGCAACCGCTTTTACTTCACAACCATTTGTCAATCTGAAGTGACGTTGGGAGTTTTTTTCCGATGAAAAACTAACGCCAAACCAATCGGGCCATTGCTCTTGGAACGATCTGATCTTATCTGCCATACCGACGGCAGTATCAAGTTTGTTTGCGATGATCAATATCTTTTCAGGTTTTCCCTTCGGAGCCGTGATCAACTTTTTGGAAATCCAAGCTGCGGTGACAGTGGAAACTCCCGCCTGTCTATATTTTAATGCAATATTTTCCTCAAATTTTTCGAAATCCTCAATCAATTTCACTTGGTCAGGAAACAACTTCAGGGGTACGAACCCCTGAACTGTTTGATCATAAGTTTTCAAATATGTTTTTAAGGCATATTCAGGACTTTTGACACATTTGGCATATTCTAATAATACCTGTTCTCTTGTTAAACCCATCCATTAATTTAAACTTATTCCGAGATTAGAGAGGAAATTATCCAAGTCTTCATCATCATCTTCTGAACCCATAGCATCTTCATATTCTTGATCTTTAAGTTCCTGAATTATCTCTTTTACCATTTTGTCTACAATTTGCTTACCTTTTGGTGTTTCTGCGAGAATTTCTTTCATAGTCTTGAAAAACTCGTCAGTACTCAGAGAGGCAATTCTCGATTTGAGATAGAACTGAATGATTTTCTTGTCTTCGTCAAATAGTTCATCAGGATATGCATTTACCAATTTTTCATAAATGATCGGTCCGACTCTCATATCCCAAATTTCATCTGGTAAAGTGTCTGCAACCCCCATAACCATTTCTGCCGATCTTGGATCGTCAGGTAAACCCTGAGTCATAACCAAATCGTTCACACCTTTAAGTAATTCATGAATTAAAAGTGGAAACCATGTGGCCTGTGCTTTTACGGTTGGAGGATCTGTAGTTTCGTCAACTTCCTCTTTACCCATCATTCCTTCACCACTACCTGCCATATTCAACATTTGTTGGTTAGGCATAATCCAATATAGATAGTCAGCATATGACATTATAACACCATATAATCTTACCAAATCAGGATTCAATCTATCTAATTCTGGAACTACAAGTTGATACATGTAGTGACCTTTTTTTGCACCACCCTGAATCAACGCATTTAAAATTCTTCTTTTTGCGGTTTCCGCGTTAAAATTCTCCATAGAATTCATAAATGACATAAAGTCATCTTGAAAATCTTCTTCTTCGTCCTCTTCACCTCCGAATTGTTTTTCAATTTCATCCTCATCGTACTCTTCTGGTTTAGAACTCATACCTTGTTTTGAAATTTCACCGGGACTAACTAAGTCCGCTTCAAAATTTACTTGATCTGTAATACCGGTCTCCTTCTTTACTAAATCAATTGCTAAATTTTCCAAATATTCTTTGTGACTAGATTGAATCTGTAGAATTCTATTCGATGCACCCATAACCAAAGTCTGTAACTGCATCATACCATTCATTCCCGATAAATTTCTTACACCTGTAAGACGTTTCAAGTTTTCGATAACATCCTTAAATCTTTTACTCGCAATAATTTGTTCGAAAGAATCAGGTATTCCATCGTTATTTTTATCGGGAAGTGCGGGATTTTTACTATAAGGTGTTTCCCCCCTGTTAAAAAGATCTTCCAAAGAAGGATCCATTCTTTCAGGACCATCATATCTTATCGGAGCCTCTAATAAAGCCTTTCTTACTGTATTTTTTAAATCCTGTCTCATTATTTCTCCGCCTTTGGTTTTGGTTTATGCTTTGGTTGAAATGGAGTTTTTCTTTCAGGTTTGGATGGTGCGACATCTGGTTTAACAGGCGCCGGTTTTGTAAATGGTTCAGATTCAAAAATTTCTGAATAACTCATCCAATCAGGTAATTCTTTTCCTGCCTTTGGTTTTGGTTTGTGTTTTGGTTGGAAAGGTGTTTTTCTTTCAGGTCTCGACGGAACAACACCAGGTTCCTTTACAGGTGCGGGTTTTGTTAAAGGTGCTTCATTAACTAATTTAACTAAGTCACCTTTGGTAATACTCGCAGGAATATGTTTTTTAACAATTTTCATTACACTTTCCTCCAAAGATTTGAGATTATCTTCTTTCACTTTTTCGGGTAGTTTTTTGAAGTTAGTGTGTTGAGCAAATTCGTCAGCCATATTACACCATTTATTTCTTTCTTTTTTACTTAATGATTCATCGTTACATTTGGCAAAAAAGTATTTTTGTTGTGATTTGCTTTGAAATTTTTCTTCAATTTCACCCTTTTCACCATTTGATTTTTTTGATTTAATGATGTCTAACATAAGATCAATTTCTTCATCAGATAACTCATTCATCATTGATCTATTATTGTCCGAATCATCATCCATACCATCAGGTGCCATGTCGTCAGCATCATGTGGTCCTTGTTGACCTGTATAATCTTGTCTTGTGAGAGCAGTCAAATCATCCTGATTTTCTTTCATTTCACCCTCACCCGAAACAACAGTCAAAGATCCATCTTGACCTGGAACAACTTCACCATTATTCACAGCCAATCCTGTTCCTTTATTTTTCATAGCTTCAACTTCCCCTTTTGTATAAGTTGTTTTTTTCACAACAGAAGTTTGAGCTTCATTCAATATTTTTTTTGCCAAAATATTTCTTTGATTTTCACTTAAAGAACGAATTGTTTTGATTGAAAAACCTTCGTCAAGTAAGACTTTGATATTTTTTTTGTTCATGGTGTTTGTAATATTTTTTCCTCTGAAAGAACTATATCTCTTTCGTAAAATTTATCCTTTATTATAGAAATATCATCTCCAAATCTAAAGACCAATCTTTGGTTTCCTTCATATCCCGAATCTTCAGATTCCCAAGCCAAAGAAATGACACCATCAACGGCATCGTACATATTGAAGTAATCAGAATTACGAACAAGTTCCAACTTGATGTCGGAACTGCTCAGTTTTAAAACACAATGAATGAACTCCAATAGGGGAGGAAATGGTCTCCCTGAGGCGGGACTTACATCCCAATCTTCACCGTAGACCTCTTCGTTTTTTGAGAAAATAAATTCGTATGTGTTATTTCCTTTATAGTCAGGTCCAAGTTCATTCACATAAACGAGTTTCATTCCAAAAATCCTTTTTGATTAATTTTGAATTCTTCACCATTAATCTTGACAACGATATTTTTCTTGTTTGTTCTTCCGATTAACTCAACCTCTTTGAATTCCTTGATGATTTTTTTGGAAGCAACTTCTTGTTCATATGTTGTAGCCATTTTGTTGACTGACTCAATCATAAGTTGTTTCTTTTTTTCGTTTTTGATTTTGGTTTCCTGAATAACGGATTCACTCAAGTATTTGTTAATAGTTTTTTCAACCTTCGATTCTGCAAATATTGAATCCATAATCTTATCTAAGTCACTTTTTGGTTTCTCCATCATATAATCACCGCCCTCACCTAGCTCCTCTGTTTTTTCAGGAGATTCTGGTGTTTCTTCAGTACCCATTTCCATATCTAATTCCATATCCATTCCACCCCCATCTTCATCCGCGGTAACGTCAACAGATGTATCCTCCAAACCATAATCAATTTCACCCTCCAATCTTTCAATAACTTCATCTTTATCTTCTTCTTTGAATTTTTCTAAATCCATCGCCGAAAGAATCGAATTAATAACATATTTCATATTCGAAGAGTCCAACCCTTGGGTAGAATCCAATTCTCTTAATTTTTGAGAGAGTTTGCCTGTAATTTTTTGAATTGTTTTGAAGTCGGTTCCTTCTTCACCTGATGGTGTTTCCATTCCCATGTCAGGAGTTTTCTCTGTACCGGCGTCCATACCTAAATCGAAATCTAATTCGGATCCTGTGTCAGATCCTGCATCCATAGATGGTTCTGCCGGCATCTCCAAGTCAGTTTGAGCTTCTAATCCTGCGTCCATGCCAAGATCTGCAGATGGTTCATCATATGTTGGTTCAGGTGCGGATTTGGGTGTTTTTAAAACAAATTTCTTTTGTTCACCAAAAAGATTTGTTTCTTCATTCACACCTTGAGTATAGTTAACCTCACGAGCCAACAAATTCAATCTCTTAAGTGCTTGAGAATACGAATTATAATATCGTCTATTCTTCATAGGCTCAATGTATTCCTCAACACCTTCGTTGATAGATTTTTTTATAATATATCCAAGCTTTTCTTTGGCTATGACATACTTTACACCATCACTTAATGTTTTGGAATATTCCACGCTAGATACTTCGTTAACTACCTGCTTTGGAACTTCTTTATATCTTGCGATCTCCAAGATTCTTCTGATTTTTTCATCCCCTTGAAGTCTTTCGCTTCCTAATGGTCTCAAATCTGACATTTGTATTTTTTGTTAATTTTTAATTTTATGAATTTAACCCTCGAAAACCTCCAAGAGTAACGGCGTTACATTGATATGCAATTTCTGTTGTATTATCTCCCTCTGTCCATAATGGAGTAGGAATTGAGTAGAAAGGAGCTGCGTCATTTCTTGCCACACTTATTCTGTTTACGTTAGCGTAGTTTGATTGAGTACAAGCGGTTATTGCCATTATAGTTTTTTATAAATAAATATAGAGATAAATACAAATTATCTTTTTTTCCTACTATGTGATTCTAAAGAAAGTGTTTTGTCTATAATTTTATTTTTAGCATCAAATAGTTTTTGAATATATCCAGCCCTCCTCATATATTTAAAAACGAGGTTTTCATATGATTTTTCCCCACCTTTGAGTAATCCTGCGGATCTATATTTTTTCAATTTATCTTTAAAATTATCCAATATTTCTATAGCTTTTTTGGGTTCCTCGTCATTTAAATTCAAAAATACGTCATCAAATTGTGAAATAACATTCTTAATTTTTCTCTTTAAAATATCTTTGTCAATCTGTGTTTCTTCTTTTTTGGGTATTTCAACCCAATCATTATGTAAGATACTGTATACACCAGAAGAATGATGAGGCTCCAATATATCTTGGATATAAACTTCCACATCATGTCCATAAATTGTAATATCATGAGTGCTGTTAAATAATGTTTTTTTGAGATTAAAATATTCTTTATATAATTCTTCGTTTCCTTCCAATTGTTTAAAATCTAAAATAAAATGTAAATCAACATCTGATAAATCAGACCAGTTGAAATTTGCTAAGGATCCTGTCATTGTGATATCAGACAAAAATATATCAAGATCTAAATATTCAAAAAACTCTTCACTAATTTTCATGAGTTGTTTTTTGATATTTTCTTTCAAAGTTGAATTATCAGGTGTTTGAGGATTGTCCCAAAACTTGGGATTCAACTCATCCTTATATAACAAGGTGTCAACAACCTGATTAATTGAATTCATTTTTTAGTATATTTGAAAGTTTTGGCGATTTCTTTATTAAAAAACGATCCTTGTGATTCTGCCATTCTAAATTTTGTATAAATTTGATGTGGAACCTCTTCATAAGAATACACCAATCCATTTTTAAATGTCACCTCAAGGTTTTGAGTTTTGGTGTCATAAATTGTTTGATTGATGTTTGAGGATTCAATCTCATTTAAAATCCTTGTTCCTTCTATTTTTTCAGATATTATTGCCATTTTTGAAAGGTATTTCTTCTTCTATTATATTGAATTTTGAATAAATATGCTCAAAAAATTTGTTATCGGAAATATCAAACCCATTATTTTGGATAATATTTTTAAAATTTAAAATTTCGTCCTGAATTTTGTTCAGTTGATTTCTTAATACTTCAGTATTATCTGACTCGGATGTCAGATCCACACCTTTCTCACAAAGGTCATTAAACAAAGTCCTGAAGTTTCTATATTCGGAAAGAAGGACCGAGTCGTCCGTTGTAGAAGATAAATAATCGTTAATATTCATGATTATAAATATATCAAGAATTAAAAACCCCTCCGTGAGGGAGGGGTTTCAATTTTACGATTTCAACTTTTTTATTTCATCCCTATATTTTATCGCCGATTCGAAATCTTGTTTGGTTACAGAATTATTCAATTTTGTTTCTAACTCTTTGATTTTTTCTTTGTTGGATTCAATAGATTTTATTTTATCCCTCAACTTAGCCGCGGTTTCATAATCTTGTTTTTCAACAGCACTTTCAAGTTGTTTTTTGAGATCCCATCTTTCACCTGAAGGTTTACTGTTATCATCAGATGTTTTATATATTGTAGTCACCTGAAATGATCCGTCTTCTGATACAAATGATTCTTTGGTCCAAGATCCATTTTCATCATCTCCCGATTCCACGTTCCTTTTACCTCTGATCATATAAGGTGAAGTAAATGAACCGAAATCTTCAAACAAAGAATCAAATTCAGAAAACAAATTGTTAAAGTTAATTTTTTTACGTAACATTTTATTATTTTTTTATTAGTTTATTTCTGAAAATCACTACTTATCAAATTTGTGCCAAACTTCACAAACTGACAAAATGTCATACAAATAAAAAAAACCTGACAAAATTACAAATATTGATTTTTTCATGAAAAACATATATTCTTAAAATAAAAAAAATGATTGAAGATATCGACCCAAGCGAATCCAAAAAGGAAAGAAAACCAAAACAAAATCCAAACTCAAAAACCCCTGTATTAGATAATTTCTCAAGAGATTTATCCAAACTTGCGGAAGTTGGAGCCTTGGATCCTGTTGTAGGAAGAGATGAAGAAATTTTACGGATTGCACAAATTCTTTCAAGAAGAAAGAAAAACAATCCAATTATAATTGGTGAGCCCGGTTGTGGTAAAACCGCCATAGTTGAGGGTCTTGCTCAAAAGATTTTTGAAGGGGATTGTCCAAGAAACTTATGTGACAAAAGAATCGTTTCTTTGGATATGACATCCATAGTTGCAGGAACAAAATACAGAGGACAATTTGAAGAGAGATTAAAGGTGATCTTGGAGGAACTTCAGGAAACCAAAGAAGTTATCGTATTCATCGACGAGATACATAACATCGTGGGCGCGGGAAATAGTTCGGGATCTTTGGATGCTTCCAATATCTTTAAACCTGCTTTAGCTCGTGGTGAAATTCAATGTATAGGAGCTACGACATTAGATGAATATAGACAAAATATTGAAAAAGACGGAGCGTTAGAAAGGAGATTCCAAAAGGTTGTTGTTGAACCACCATCAGTGAAAGAAACGATTCAGATTCTCATGAATATCAAAGACAAATATGAGGATTTCCATAAAGTAATATATCACGATGACGCAATAACCGCCTGTGTTCGTTTGGCGGACAGATATATTACAAATAGAGAATTTCCTGATAAGGCAATTGATATTTTGGATGAACTTGGTGCTAGAAGTCAGGTAACAACAAAACTTCCCGAGTCCATTGAAAAATTAAAAGAAGAAGCTGCGGATATCAAAAAACTAAAACTTGAAGTGGTTAAGGCTCAAAGATATGAAGAAGCCGCAAATTTGAGGGATAGAGAGAAAAAAGTCTTGAAAGAACTTGAAGACCAAAAGAACAAGTTTGAAAAAGAACAAAACACAATAAGAAAAGAGATATCTGAAGATATGGTATATGATGTCGTTGCATCAATCACCAAGATACCAGTATCAAAATTATCGGCTGATGATGTTGACGCTCTGATAAACTTGGAAAATAATCTCAACGAAAAGGTGATTGGTCAACATGATGCGGTTGAAAAGATTTCAAAAGCAATCAGAAGAAACCGTCTTGGAATCAAAGACCCAAACAGACCGATTGGTTCATTCATTTTCTTGGGGTCTACAGGGGTTGGAAAAACATATCTAGCAAAACAACTTGCAAAACAAGTTTTTGGTGATGCAAATTCTTTGATCAGGGTTGATATGAGTGAATTCCAAGAAAAACATTCTCTCAGTAGATTGATTGGATCACCACCGGGTTATGTCGGATACAATGAAGGTGGACAACTAACAGAACAAGTTAAAAATAAACCATATTCTGTTATTTTGTTTGATGAAGTTGAAAAGGCTAACAAAGACATATTCTCTTTGATGTTACAAATCTTGGATGACGGATACATCACCGACTCCACAGGACGGCACATCAACTTCAAGAATACTTTGATCATTATGACTTCCAACTTGGGTGTTAAAAAATTGATGGAATTTGGAACAGGTGTTGGTTTCAATACAGCATCAAGAGCTGCAAACACAGAGGAAATAAAAAGGGATATTCTAAAAAAAGAAGTCAAAAATTACTTTTCACCTGAGTTTTTGAATCGTGTCGATGAGATCGTTCTCTTTAATTCTCTAAATGAAAACGACATTCACAAAATTATTGAGATCGAGTTTGTTCAACTCAAAGATAGATTAGATGAACTTGGTTATTACATCAACTTCGATGATAGTATATACAAACATATCTCAAAAATTGGATATGATGAGGAATTCGGAGCACGACCCCTAAAAAGAGCAATACAAGAACAGATTGAAGATTTTATATCCGAAAATGTGTTAAGGAAAAATATAGTTCTTGATAAAAAATACGAACTATATATGAAAGAGGACAAAGTGACCTTAAGAAAAAAGAGATAAAAAAAAGTGGGAGAAATCCCACTTTTTTCTTTAGATCCTTTCACATCCTAACTTATCGTAGATTTCAATACCTGTATTAACAGCATTCTCGACTTCCTCAACAATGATATATTCATTAGGTGTATGATACCTGTGATAACCACAAGATAGATTAATCATGTTGATGTGAGGGAATAATTCCTTAAGGGCCTTCACATCAGTATAAGGATGTTTTTGTAACTTGAATTCAGGATTGAATGTTTCACTTAAGACGGGTTCCATACGAGTAAAGAATTCAGAGTTACGGTCAAACAATTGGACACCTGAACAATATTCACTCACCATATAGTTCGAAGGAGCGTCAAACTGAACCACATATCCGACATCGGAGAAAAAGTAATTATCCGCTTCAGAGGATCCGATACATCCGACTTCTTCGGACACAAAAAAGGCAATCTTGACGTTATCCAAAGATTCGAGTAACTTCAAACACACATAAATACCACACTTGTCATCACCACCAATACCGACATGTTGATCATTAAACATGGAGTACCCCTGCAAAGCAAGTTTCATCTCTCCATTATCATTTGGTAACATCTTTTCTACAACTCGGATAGGGGTCATAGAATGTACAGTATCGAGGTGGGATACAAAACAAGGATAATATTCTGCAATACCTTTGGTTACATAGATATTTGATAAATCATCCGTGTAAAATTCATATCCTCTGCTATACAAAAAATCCGTGATGAAACTCACCATCAGATCTTCTTGATAAGTTTTAGATGGGACACTGAGTAGTGTTTTGAAAAAATCTAAATCTTGTTGTTTCATTATACAAATATATCAAAAAAAATCTATTTATTAACAAACTTGTAGAATATTTTTTTGAAAATTTGATTTTATCTAAAAAGAATATGTATATTTGTAGTGTTCTTTGATATTATGGGGGCGATTTTGGATTTGACCGGTATGGTCAGGCACAGAGTGCACGTAGTGAGATGAGATCTATCACTTTAATCTACGGTTTCAAAAACAACTGGCGAAACTTTCGCAAAACTTCAGTCTATTGGTTTGATCCAAACTGAAGAGGTTTACGCAGCCTAAGGCTCCGAAAACCTACGGGTCGGTCAGGACATATACCTATGAACAGAAGTCCACTGAAGGTTGGTTACCTTAATAACCAAAGGTTGTAGTACATCTTAAAGTATTACCACCGTGGCTGAACGGTGTGAGAATTCAGATATTTCGGATTATTGTGAATTAATAATGACCTAAACGTGTAGTACTCTCTGTTTGAGATACTAGGGACGGCGGTTCGAGTCCGCCCGCCTTCACTAAATAAACTTAATTTTCAAAAATGAAAAAAATTCTTTACATTCTCCTGTCAGTAACATTCTTAACTTCTTGCGTCGGAATTAAAAACACCGTAAATCGAGCACGTGTTGAAAAAGGTGAATCTTTTATCAAGTACGGTGTTGATGGACACCCTGATGGGATTGAGGTTTTAAAAGGAAGTGAATGTTTAAAGACAGATGCAGAGATTCGTCGATTTAACAGAAAATGGGAGAAACAAGAACGTCGACTTGAAAAAGAAAAAAACAAAGAACTGAATAAAATAAAAAGAAAAATAAAAAGAGTAACTAGACAAACCACAAGACAATTCAAAAAATCGGAATAACAAGTAACTGTATTGTCAAACATTAATTTTATTATTTTGATGACTGTAAGTTCCTTCATTTATTTAAAATATGAAAAATTTAATCTGCCTTTTTTTTCTGTTGACACCAATATGTGTCTTTTCTCAATCTCAATCAGATATTGATTCTGTAAATTACTACTTCAATATTTTACTCAATCATGATAGAGACAGTATTCGCCTTCATCAGAGGTCTGATTTAAATAAAGTTACTATTGAGACAGATGTCACGAAATTTATTAATCCCCTTGAACACCTGGATAGATGTGTTGATGATCTTATGTACACAGGAAGTTACTTTCCTCACACAACAACAAATATTGAAAACTTTTTAGCAACATATAGTCCTTATGATTTTTCAAGTCAGTATGTTGACCCGAAACAGATTGCTTATGAATTTTTTACTCGTTGGAAAAACTCACCAAAAGGTCACTATTATGTCATGATAAGTGATAAAAAATGGTCCAAACGAGATGATTGGGATTATCAAACTTTTATCGTACTATATAAAATGAAATATGATCCTGATGCAAGAAACAAATGGGTCTTATGTGCGACTTTTACTGTGTTCGAATAAATCAAGTATTACTACCGATGAGCCGTACACATTTCGTATTTACCAAAAAATAAATTAGGTACATGTATATTCTATTCAATCGAGTCTATTTTTTGATTTCTTCTTTTCAAATGTAAGATGGGATA